TGTCTATACTGTCGAATGTAACCACATCACCAACTTCCAAGCGTAACAACCTCATCTGAACTTGTGCAGATGGTATCACACGTCTACCATTTTTCCACCTGTTCACGAAGTTTGTTGCAATAGTGGTTAATTCAGCTAGTGGCACGTTCCATTTGTCTTGAAACGTATCAAGCGCGGCAATGTCATAATCTTGAATACTTATCTGGTCTGCAACTGCGACACCCATGTTGAAGCTTGCTTCGTTTGACCCTGCTCCAGTGTAGCCAGTTACGATCAACGACTCGTTCTTTAACTCAGCCCAACCGCGTCGATAAGTAGGGTTGTTCATCACATCATTCACCTGCACCGCCTCAACTGGTAAGTCCGCGGGCAACGGCTCTGGCACAAGTGATAACTGACCGCGCACCACCGCCCATTGTGACTCAAGCAGCCATGCGAGTTCCGATAACATTTCAAAAGCTTTCACTGGCTTGGTGAGTGTTCGCGATCCTGTGCGTAGTGGAAAACGTGTCAATGAGTTAAAATCAATATTCTCTGTGTTTAAGTTGATTCTGTTAGTGATTAAATCTTTCGCAATGTCAACCAGACTCCAATCAACACCACCGTTTGTTGCAGTAGTATAACCTATATCCAGCCATACAGTGCCGTTGTCCTGCCACACAGTAGGGTCTGTACTAGGGGTGACAGCACCACCGTTTGCTGTGAGTGCGTTCCAACTGTTTGTGCCATGCACAACTGTATCACCAATAGCATAAGTGCCACCAGAAGCCCACGCTAAACCTGCTGGAACTCGCGGAACGCTAACGTCAGCAAGCTCAATGGTATCTTGTACAGTAAGAGTGTACTTGCCTCGACTCCACGCCATGTCACGGACAATACCTTCGTAAAACGGGATGGTTTCAGTGATGCCGACATAGCCAGCACGAATGCGAACAGGGCGACCGCGTAGCTTCTTATCCATCAAACCGTTTACGGCATCTTCGGGGAGCAATGTTACAGATACACGACCTATCATTGATTTGGTTGGTTTAGGTGTAAGCTGTGCTGTAGCGGTTGACACTGAATCAAGCCCTGTGCGTGCTGTAACTTGATAGACATCTGGTGAGGCTGGTGCTAATTCAACAACCGTATTCTCTGAAATGATAATAGGGTCGCCAATGTAAGAAATGCTGATCTCGCTTATCGCTGGGGTCTCATCGTTCAAGCTGTTAGAAGACATATCAATTTTTGCGCGCCACCATTGGTGAGCGGTTAATGTGTCGCCTGACGCTGCAACACCATGAAGCGTCCAGTTTGCGAGCGTTGGTTCTGCTGCAATCACTGCGCTGTCAGTGTAATACATTGTGATAGTCATACTTGTACCTGTTGGCACAATGTCTTTAAGTGTTAAAATGCCGTCACCGAGTGGAGTAACGCCAACATCAAGCGTGCGCACAGCCGAACCGCTAGGCTGGAATCCGTTCTTGCCACTGATAACAAAGCCATCACCACTTGCAAAAGCGATGTTGTGAGCGTATGCGCCTATGCTATAACTCGATACGTTCAACGAGACTGAATAGACAGTTGTAGCCACACTGTTTTGTTGAACTCCTGCGGAGGCAGGTGAGTTATAGCCGATCTCCAGCCTATACTTGAACCCTTTTCGCAGCGAAGCAGATAGCCCAACAACATCAACAACAATCTGACCACTGTTAGCAGCGATCGCTGTTGAGCCTTTAAAGCCAACCTGATTTCCTGCGCTATCTACTATTCTCACATTGACACTTGTTGCAGAATTGCCCGTGTTATTTACAGACAATCGAATGTCCTGTGCAAGGAAAGTACCAACTGCTGCGAACGGTAGAACTATTGAAGAATCATTCGACACTATCACTCTGTCAAAATGGTCGAACTTATGCCCACCGAAAAAACCGTGATATTTTGTCCTACTGGTAACATCCACGCGGTAGTTCATCACATGTGATACAAGACCAGTAAAGCCGCTGCCTGTGATTGGTACATTCGCACCAGTATCAAGAATTAGTGAGTCTCTGACACGGGTTGCCGATACACCGACATCAAGACCCACCGCAGCATCATTGATACCGCTCCAGTCCGTAGCTTTAGATAAGCGGCGTTGTGCGCCTTTATCCGCCCAGATGTCCATGAACAATACAGGCTGGTTGCCGTCTCTTAAAGACTCTGCCATAAACTGATCGCTGATAGTCAACATTATAGTTTTTCCTGAAATTTTAGGCTAAATGACGGCATGTACCCTGCCTGCCCAACTTTGAGCGGTGCGCTTTTACCATTGTGACGACCCATATAGCACGCTGTCGGGTCGCTATCTGGGAAGCCGATTATCCAAAAAGGCTGCAAAACTTCCAACGCTAACTCGATAAACAATTTCAGCTCATTCCTTTTTTGAGCATCAAGCCATGACCATTTTAGAGTCTGCTCTATTCGCACATATCTGCGTGAAAGAACTTCACGACCTGTTGCTGCTTTAAACGCTGTTGAAACGTACGTCTCACCATACATATCATGCCCTAAGTCAAAATAAGGCATAATCAACGAGCTACCAATAAACAATTCAGGGAGTCTTACTGTTGCGTCTGGAGTCAAGCCTGTGATTGTGATTGTATATACATTTGCGGCATTATGTGGTGTGAGATTGTATATAATTGAACTGTTTTGTGGTGCATAAATTAAACTTGAGAACACCTGCACACCGTCAGCCAAGATGGTTAGCGTGCCGCCCGAAAACCTAGTTAGAGATTGACTATTACGAGCCGCGCCCAATATCATTGTATCAGCCGCCAAAACACCACCGAAACCCAGAGCATCACCAAAATTGGTGAAGTTGCCAGCGGCATTAACGCCGAAACCATTGCTGGGTGGAGTATTGATACTAAATGACAGCGTGCCGTTAGCATCAGCAAGCGGTAATGCAGGTCTGGACATATCCCATACCCAAGCGTCTGACAATGGAGCGGAAGCATCATCAACACCTGCCAGCATTGTGTACGCAACACCTTTAAGCAGGTTGTTGTAGCATATTCTTGGTTTATCCATGTTATGCTCCTAAAGGTGCTTGATGAACACCGCGCCCGAAAGCATCAGCGATAGCAGGCGCGAAACCGTCAACCATTGTCTGCATGGTGTCTGGGGTAATGCTCGCAGTATCAAGCGTTTGTATGTTCATGTGGAAGTTTATAGGTTGTGATGCGGCGACTTGCTGGGCAGGTGCAGCTTGAGACGGTGCTGACGGTGCTGCCGCCGCTGGAACGCTACCGCCTGACGGTGCAGATGTGCTTCCTCCTCCTCCGCCAAAAGACTGAGATTGAATAGCTGAAATCTGAGATGCAGTGAAAGCAATAGAAGCCGCAGCCGCTATCGCGCCAACAATAGGACCACCTACACCATTACCCCATGCAAATGCAGTAACAGCGGCTTCATACCCAGCAATCACAGCTTTGGCAGTTGCAACCGCTTTGTGCGCTTTAAATGCTTCCTTGCTTTGTTTTCCAAGCACTGCGAGCATTTTCTCGCCTGAATTTATAGCGCCTTTAACGTCCATATCACGGACTGCCCTGATAAATTTTTGTGAGTCAGACTCTGCTTCCTTAGCTCTCTTAGCGCGCTCAACGTCAATGTTACTTATCCTATCAGCAGTCGCTTGCGCTTGCGCTATTTGCGACTCATCAAAGGTGGCTTGCATTTCTTCATTCCAAACATGGTTATCAATAAAACGCTGACGCTCCTCATCCTGCCTAATTAAATCCAAGTCTAACTGTGCCAGGTATCGTTCTTCTTTTGTTGCGTCAGATGTTTCAGCAAGGATAGCAAGGTCTTGATATTTTGCGCGTTCACGCTCAATAACTATTTGTGCTGCAATGTCAGCTTGCTCTTGCGCCAATGCGTCAGCCTTTGCTTGTTTTTGTGCTGCAATCTCGCTGGCTGTTAGTTCTTTGCTTGTGCCGCTTGCTGCGTCTTGACTAGCTGGTGGAGTGGCTACGATCAAGTCAGCCTGTGCCTGTGCTAATGCTATAATCTTAGCCTCTGCTTTTGTAGCACCATCACCTATAGCTTGCATATATGCCGCTACATCACCATCACCAGCCGCTTCACGTCTAGCATTATTGATTTTCTTTAATGCCTCACCAACTTGCTCCATGCTGTGTGGGTCGATATTCAAGAGGTTAATGCCTAAAGCCAAAGCTTCATCGTTTAAAGGCGCAAGTGTTTTAGTATAGATTTTGAACGCTTGTTCCGCCCTTATAGTTTTCATAGCAGCAGCATCTTGAGCGTCACCATAAACGCCAAGTATTTCAGAGCCTAACTCGAATATCTTTAACGCGCCCTCTGCCGCTGCGAGTGGTAATAATGCCTTTGCTAAAGCTTTTGCTGCGAGTGTTGTAGTGCCTAGAGAAATCGTCATGCCAGCAAGACCAGCACGTGCAACAAGTGCTTGAGCGCCTATCGCTGCAAGTGCGACTGCAAGTTCTAAAGCCAATTCTTTAAGACGTGGTGTATCTCTTAATAATTCTGTAATATATTGTGTCACATCGCGTAACACTGGATTTAAGCCATTGCCTAAAGATTTCACTTGTGCGTCATATGCGGCTGTAAGCTTCTCAACATCACCCTTGAGCGTGTCCATCTTGATTGCGGCTTGCTCTGCCGCTGTATTTGTTCCAGTGATTGCTTTATTAAGGGGTTCTAATTCGTTGCGCAATTCTATGACATTCAAAGCGGCTGCAACATTTTCACGACCGAATAATTTCACCATTTCTTTGGGGTTTAAGTGTGCGGCTGCAAGATTATCTAATGCCTCTGACATACCAACTATCGAAGGATTAAACTCGTCCTTTGCTTTAGTCGACAAAGCTAACAAAACGCCCTTGAGCTGCGTTCCTGCCTCTGCACCTTTCAGTCCTTTCTTGCCTAGCAATTCAAGTAGGGACACTGTTGTTTCTAATGGCACTTTCAAAGCTGCCGAAACACCACCAACCTTAACCATTGACTCGCTTAGACTTCCAACTTCTACTGCTCCAAACTTAGAAGCTGCCGCCAATACGTTAATAACGCGGCTACCTTCATCTGCATCTAGTCCGAATTGGTTCATTACATTTGCAAGCGATTCAACACTACTTGCAAGCTCGTCACCTGTGGCTTGTGATAAAATAAGGGCTTCTCTAGTCATTGCACTTAAAGCAGCTGTGCTTTTTAATAATTCAGGTTTTGCCGAAGCCATAAGCTTCATTGCATTAAGCACGTCAGAGCCAGATTTGCCCATCTCAACGCCAAGCTCTGTTGCTGATTTTGCTAAATTATCTAAGTCTTTGCCTGCCGCGCCTGTAATTGCTGATAAGTCTGCAAGTGCCGCCTCAAACTCCATCGCTGACTTAACAGCCGATACAACAATCGCCGTAGCGAATGCAGCCGCAGCTACAGCACCAACCTTCAACGACTTGTTTAACTTATCCGTTGCCGTCTCTGTGCGGTGCGCTTGCTTACCGAACTTTCCAAGCGCATTTGCGCCTTTATCTACCTGCCTGCTATCTACTGCTAAACCAACGTCTACAATATCACTTGACATCTTTAACTCCTTAGCAGCGCGAATAGCGACTTAACTTTATTTTCAACATTTGACTTCATGCTTTCAATATCAATACAAGGCATCTGGCAATCATTACCATTCGCCCTATGGTATTCGTTCACATACGCAACCGACAAGCGGCGCATTGTGTTTAGTTCAAACCATGACATGCGTATTTCAAAAAGCTTGGAAAACGCTTCCAATTCCTGCCATGTGTTAGCAATCAAGCCATTGCCTGTTTGCTGTGCTTCGCCCATTTCAATTAACCAGCCTACTATATATTCAAGTTCACCAACGGCTGGCAACTTAAAGTCTGGTTCATCGCTTAACCTTTCAATACGTGAGCCGCGTGACTCGACTTCGACACCTTTCTTATGCTTTGGTGTCGAAGCAAGCCACGCTCTCTGTTTAACGTATTGTTCAGCTTGTTCTAGGCACTCGTAAAAAAATTAGCGCGTTCACCTACAAACACGTCAACTTGTTCTTTAATCCAGCCATGTGTTTCATATAGCTTGCGTGCTTCGCTTTCTGAAAACTCCAAAGCTTTACCACCCAGAATGAGCCCCGACCAGCCCAGCGTACATGCAGCAAGTAACTCCAACGCTTCGGAATCAAGCCCTGAAAAATCAGGCTTGCGACCCTTGCTCGCACGCATCAAACGGCGGTTTTGAATCTCGCGTTGCTTGTTGCGATATGCCATCGAATCAGTACCAGCAAGCAAAATAGTCATAGGCTCGCCATCATTTAACAACGGCTCACCAGAGACTGGATGATCCAGCTCCAATGATGCGCCATTGTTTGATTTTTCTTCTAAGTTAATGTCGTTTAAGTCCATTTAAATAGCCCCTTACGCTTCAAACAATGATTGTGGGTCGATAGCAATATCAACAACGGTGGTTTCAACGCCATCAACTGCGATTGCGCCTTGTCCAGCCTTAACTACCTTTCCTGTGAATGACCCAGAGTTACCAGACGGCAAAGTAATAACGAACGCATAGCTTGCTGCTGCTGCTAATGCAGCTTGTAATGCAACCTGCCCACCGTCTGCCGCGATTTTACCGATTGTCAAAGTCACGTTCGGAATATCAAAAGTGCCTTTAATTTTTTCAGGATAATTACGACCAACTGCTTGGTGAGTGATTAGGTTGTAAGTCTTGGCAAGTTCGCCAATGTCCAAAACTTCCCCGATATTTGTGAATGTTAATGCTGCATACCCTGCCGCGTTAAAAGTTGCGGGAAGTGCTGCTGACGTACCAATAGTGGTACCGTTCATGGATGAAACTGGCATGATAGCCTCCTTGTTTTTATCGTGTTACAAAAGCCCGATAATTTGCGCGGATAACGATTTCATAAAACCCACCGTTAACCCTTCCACCATCCCTGCTATTAGAAATGATGTTAATTTCTTGTCCTGAATAAGTTAGTTTAGATCCAATCTTTAACAGGGTTAAAACTTGTTCTGCTTTCTGTTTGGCAATGATTGCACCAACGTCAGCAGGGTATTTTAATATGCACTGATAAAAACCCAATGCATCATCAGTGTCAGCAAGTGAGAACGCAGCCTTATTTGCTGGAAACGTTGTCATTTCCATAAACTCACGCATAGCTTGTGGCTTATAAACTCCGCGTTTGCTTGTGTATGATGCGCCATCCCAAGTTGAATATGCGCCGTTGTCGTGGACTATATCAATGCTTAAAGAACCACCCAGCATCAACGCTGTGAAAGCTTGGTCAATTTTAATGCTCATCGCAACGCCTTCACTTCATCTTTAACAATCTGACGAACACGCGCCACACTGCGCCCTACCATACCGTCAATATTTTCATATGTTTTGGCATATGGCAGGTGGTTTGTGAAATAGGTCAGCCCATCACCGCTTGCGCCCTTGTTTATTTCAGATGTTACAGCCGAGCCGCTTGGATCTTTTCTATCTAAAATATTACCAGTTGGCTTGTTTTCTTGTATCTGCCAGTTTCCTTTAAGACGGCCCGTGTCAACTCGTGTCTGCTCGACAATGCCGCTGAATAATTCAATCTTAATTGCCATTGCTAGCTTGCCTAAATCTTTACCGCCTTTACTAGCCAAGCGTTCTAAATCAGCCGCCCAACTCATTTGCGCACCTGTACAAAGAAAACAACATCAGTCGCCAAGTCTGGTTTAACAGTCTTGATATTTTGAATACTCAAGTCTTCACCTGCTATCAATACCCTATCGTCAGCTTGCGGCGTTTGCGCGTTGCTTAAAATCAATTCCCTATCACCTGACATGATGCGCTTGCCATCTATCACCTTATCAGGGTATGGACGCAACAAGCCAACAGTGACAATACTTGTCACACTGCCAGATAGTACTG